TATGAGCAGCTGCTGTCGTGCCATCTGCTCCACGTCCAGAAGTAGGACAAATAATATTGTTACCAGAAATAGATGTATAGGATATAACTTCAGAGTTAATTCTAATTTTTCCTGTAGGATTCATATTCTTAGTTGATGCAACAGGGATAGTTGTGGCTGTAGCTAAAATACCAGACGTTAAAGTCGTAGTTATTCCATTTGCGTTTCCATCAGATGGAGATCTAAATAATGTATATTCGTTTTGTCCAGAAGCTAATGTAATCGCTGTTCTATCTACTTCCCAAAAATGCAAACCTCTGTTGTCCCATTCTTGAAACATTATATTTAAAGAACGTCTTGCTGATCTTAAATCATTACCAGAGTAATCAAATAGGCCTAGTCTTTCAAAAGCCTCTGTAATAATATCATCGATCGAGAGAAATTTCTCGAATGTAGTTGTGCCAGAAAAAGCCACTTAAGCCTCCTACGCGTTGCTTCCGCCGCTATGAAAAACAGTTATAGCTGTAATCTGTTCGGTAGTAAATGCAGAGTAGACATCTGTTTTAAATAAAATTGGTACAGGAAAATTAATTGTCATGTCATGAACATGAGCTGCCTTATTTAATTTTATTTTTGATGTTCCACCTGATCCACCATCTTTAAATTCTAAAACTCCAGCTACGTTAGGACCAGATACATGAACTCCATATACTCTAGTTCTTCCAGACTGAACAGTTTTAGTTTCCGTAGTTACGTTAGTAGCCACTCCATCAATTGATGATCCAAATGTTGTCATTTATATTTTCTCCTTAAAATTTTATGCGGGCCCGAAGGCCCACATCTAATTATTTATTACGTTCCACTAAAAGGTGTAACGATTGTTCCGTCACCAATTAATAAACCTTCAACCATGTAAGTGTTTTCTGCAGTTGCAGTAAACTTAATTCTAGATCCGATTAAACCACCTTTAGTAGCATTACCAGCTCCAGCTTCTCCGTTTAAGTTTACGATATCGTTTGCTGCTGTAGGTACGAAAGCTTTTTTCGCTCCATCATCAACACCGATCATAACTGCACCCACAAACTTGTCAGTACCATCAGTTGAAATTGTTCCAGTGAATTCATCAATGAAAACTATTTCAAAAGTTGTACCAACTGTACTTGGGTTGTTTGGATCTCTTCCTGGTCCTGCAGATGCTGAATCAGCTCCACCAACGATTGACGGTAAAGTAATCGCTGTAGGTGTTCCAACAGGGTCCATAGTAAGAATTCTGCCTGCGTGAGCTGCTACAGTTAAATTTGTAGCTGCAGTTAACGCAACAGTTGATCCTGGTCCTATTGATTGGAATCCAGCACGTGATCGTACCGGTCCATCAAATGTAGTATTTGCCATAGTATTATCCTCCTAATTACATTCATGCAGTCTTTAGGCCGTCGACTATACTCGTCTACATGAACTTATTTGTATAGTGATTAATTTATATACTAGATTTTAGTAGAGTGCAAGAGAGCCTGTAATGTGAATGCGATTTATTCAACGATGTAGCTTTTTTTAAGTAGCTACAGAAACTTGGGGTGCAGCGTCTTCCACCTTATTAGCTAGATGCTCTCTTTTAGCTTCTGCTAATTTTATATGGCTAATTACTTCTCTGACTCTTCTGTCAATCTTAACCATATTGAGAGTATATCTACCCTCTTTAAGATGCTCCTGCTCCCATTCTAGATCCAGACCCTTCTTTTTTGTGTAAAGGTCGTTCAGATGTGTTTGCATTTGCTCCATCCATAACCTCCTCATAGGTTATTCTATTAACTCGGTCATCATAAGAATTTCCGAGATATTCCCAAACTATAACTTTTTCTCCCAGTTTGTCAAGTATAGCTTGTTCTAGTGAGGCTGGGTTATCTTCTGATATAACAGTAAATTTACCATGATAATCATAGGCCCAGATATTAACTAGAAATTGTTTCATTTTTGCTTTCTATTATTGAAATGAGGCGGAACTATGTCCCGCCTCAAATTTTTTACGATTACGCTCCAGATACTCCGAAGATACCTCTGTAGTCAGAGACACCAAATCTGTATCTCTCTCTAGCTTTGTATCTTACGTTACCAGTATCGAAATCACCTTCCATTGCTGTTCTGATAGGCGATCTTTCGAAATACTTCATACCATTTGGTACGTCAGTAATAAAGAAGAACGCATCAGGATCAGTTAAGAAATTGTTCACTCTGTAACCTTGAGGAACCATTCCCATAGAAACGATTGCGTTGATATCGTTGTCAGCTGTTGAAGTTCTACCTTGTGACTTCATCAATCTCTCAGCAGTAAATTGTAGCTCAGAAGGAACAATCATTTTGTTTCCTCTTGCTGCAATTTTTAGACCTCTCTCATCAGTAAACTTAGATATCTGAATTAATGAATCTTCTAATGAAGTTTCATTAAGGTCTGCTTGAGTTGATAAAGTGTTAGACACTGTTCCAGCGATCGTTGGGTGGTTTGTAACAAATAAGTTACTACCGTCTCCAGAAGTAAATGTACCTCCAGAGAAACCATTGATCAATGGATCAACTGCTTTTGTTTGTTTTGTGTTCGCCATAGATCTAGCTAATGCTTTTGTATATCTAGAAGCAAGTCTGTCATACAAGTTATCCTCGATCGCTTCTTCAGTGATCGCGAATGCAAGCGCAATAGTTTCCATAGTGTATCTAGCTGTGTAAGTCTCTTGAGCTGTGTCAAAAGTTACTGCAGATCCTTCTGGTTTAGCTGCTGCTTTTGCAAAACCTGATAACATAACTTCCTCTTCAAACGCTCTGTCTGAAGTTTCTGTTACATATATCTCAGCATGCTGATTCTCATAACGTTTATACTCTAAACCGAATAAGGCATTCAAACCCGGCTCGAGTTCCTTGACTAATTGTCCTCGTGATATTGCCATGTTGTTATCTCCTTATTAGATTCCCGCTACCGCGGCTTTGTAGAAGTGCTCGTTGATTGTAACAACAAAGTTAACGTTTGAAGTTGTTAAATCGTTGTTCTCAATGTTATTAGTCACTCCCATTACTTTTAGCTGACCTGAAGTTGTACTTGAAGTTGAATCATCTAGCTCTACTTTTGATACAAAGTTTGCTGAATCTCCAGCTGCGTACACGATGTCGTAATTCATGAACACATCAGTTTGCGCTGAGGCAAGTGTGTTGTCCGATTGAATCTCGAATCTTTCATACGGGTCATCTGCTACGAAAGCAACGATATCTGTAGCTGTGTTAGAAGCTAACAGATGGTTTGCAAACGTAGGCTTACTTGTGTTTGCGTCGGTAAAAAATATTCCGTTCAAAGAACCGATCAGTGTTTCACCAGCTGCTGCAACTCTTATTGTTCCTTGAGACGCTGCTCTCACAGGGTCTTGGAAAAATATAGCTGCTGAACTAGCAGAAACATCGTACTCAGTTAAACCTTGATTGGCATCATTTTGACCAACTTTTCCGATCGGTCTTAGACCGAACGCTGCGTCTTGGTTTGCCATAGTATGTCCTCCTTATGAACATTTTTAGTTTAACTTAGTGGTTAAAGAATTCTTAATTAGGATTTCTTTGAGCCACCAAAAGTCACACGCGATTGCCTATCGATATCGATTGGCATGCTTGGGTGCTGTTCCTTCATAAGATCGTTATCCATTGCCTCAACTTTATCACTATGTTGTTTTGCATAGTATTCTGCTCGTTGCTGCGCAATCTCTTCCGGTACCCTAGCCAGCACTAGGCCGCCTACACCGATCACTCCCTTATATTTGCCATCTTCCACAACTGGATAGTCAGAGTCAGGATATTCATCGGATCTAACTAATTCATAACCAGATCGTAATCTGCCTTGAATATTTTTAGAGTCGTTGAATCCTAAAGATTCTGCTCTTAGCCATCTGTGTTTAAAACCTGTTGGCGCAGGGGGTGCATCTAATGATGACGGGGGAGTCCAAACTTTTTTCTTTTGAGAAACTTTTTCTCTAGTCTGACTCGCACGGGATGCTCTTTTATTATCTTCGCTCATATGCTTACGCCTCCTTCGTGATTTTTAATTGTTTCGCATATTCTTCAAGTGGCACACCTAATTTTTTAGCGATTGCTACCTGTGATGGTGTGAGCCTCACAGTTTGGCGACCTGATCTTGTACTTCGCTTCGCTGAAGCTACTGTCTGTACTGGCTTGGTCGTTTTTTCAGCCGTATCGCTATTATTAGCAAATTTATGCGGGAATTCAAGTCTTATTCTCTTGTCTATTTCAGCATAATATTCGTCACTTGTTGGATCATAACCTTCAGTTTCAGTTAACGTTTTATGTAAATCAAACGCTGTATAAGTCATTGCTGTATCCTTACCGAACCATGTATTTTTTTCACTCCATGCTTCAGCTTTAGGATCAGGTGTACCTCTAGCCGCTGTTTGTCTAGTTAAATTAACGTCGGGTCTACTTTCCTTTTTGTTTTTTTCAAACTCCGCTTGAGCAAGTTTTGTTTCCTCAAGTTTAGCTCTTTTATATCCAAATTCAGATATAGACGCTAAAGCCTCTGATTCAGCTTTAAGATCATTTGCTTCTCTTGCTGCTGCTAGTTTAGCTTGTGCTGCGGCTACGCCTGAATTAATACTCTCCTCAGTTACAGCTACAAAGTCAGGTTGTAATTTAGAAAGTTTGCTCTCTGCATCTTTTTGTTTTTTTAAGATAGTTTGAGCATAAGTAACAGCTTCGTCTTTTTGACGTTCTGCTTCTCTCCATTTTTTAGTTAACTTTGCAATTCTTCTCTGTACACTTTCAGAGTAGTCTTTCAATTCTGTATCGTCTTTCTGATCTAACTTAGTCTCTCTTTCATTTTCAAATGTTTTATCCTCTGGAATTTTTTCATCTTCCACCGGTCTAACACTTGGTTCTTCTTTAACAGTCTCTTTTTCGACAATCTCAGTTTCATCCTTTACTTCTGGAATGTCTACATCCATAGCAGGACCGGTAGTGTCGAGGTCAACTGTTTTTTTCACTTCGTCAGTGTCTGGCATAGTTTTCTCCTTCTATGTTTAGTATTGATGAAGTATGTCTTCGGGTTTATCGATGGTTGCTAAAACCTCATCATCATTTAGCAATCTAACTTCCCCGCCATCGATTTGTATTCGGCTACCTGCATATCTTGCAAAGATAACCCAATCTCCTTTTTTACACCAAGGTCCTTCAGGAAATTTTTCCTTATCATAACAATGTGGACCCATAGCAAGAACAAGACCACAAGTTGAAGCAACTTGTTGTCTCTCTAAAGTTTCTTGTCCTAAATATAAACCGCCTTTGGTTCTTTCAGGTAATTTAAATGGAAGGACTAACATCCTCCACCCAGTTGGTTGTGGTAATTTTTCTGATTCTTTTTTCTTTAAACGCTCGTAGCCGTCTACTTCTTTTTTATGCGCTTCTTCGTTTTGTTTCTCGTATTTATCCAACAACGCAGATTTAGTCTTTGGTGTTGAGTTTGATGACTGTTCCTTTTGCATCTGTTTGCTCCTTCTTATTTAGCAGGTTAGAGATATCCTGTGATATTTTTAAATAGGCATGTGCCTGTCCCATCATATATTTGTATTTCTCCATATTGTCAATAGTGCCGGCAATCATGGCATCACCAATCTGTTGATAGGATTCTTTAAGATCTTTTTGTAATCTTGTTATTATTGTTAGTTCATCCATTTTTTCTAGCCTTTCTAATAGCCTCTTTTCCTTTTTTAAATATAGCAGCGACTTTTGATTTACCCATAACTTTGGCTCGCTGTTCGCCGACAGTTAGGATTTGTATCTTACGTGCAAAAGGTTTGCTAACTCGCTTAACTTTAGATACCGTCTTCCTGGCATCTGTCGGTGTTGCAAATTTAATGCTAACAGTGTCTCTTGGATTTTCATCTGTGTAGAGTCTTCTACCAGAACCTTTAGGCTTTTTTCCTGTTCCTTTTTTTGGATCCGCCAT